GGTGTAAATGTCGCCAGCATGTGGCCGCCGACCGTCATGAGGCGCGTGAGGCATTCGGTGTAGACATCGGCTGGCGGCTCCTCGTCGAGCCAGATGAGATGCTTTGCCGTGCCTTGGAACTTCTTTCGGCCCTGATCGTAGCTCTTGAAGCCGAGCTTCGAGACGCCCCCGCTCGCATGGCGCACGCGCATGGTGTCAAAGGCTCCTGACAGACCGCGCGCCGCTGTCGGCGTCCCGACGATCAAATCACCGGGGATCATCCCCGTCCCGAGGTCGCCGGACGCGCCATCACCACCGACACCCGTCAAAGCGTACTGGATGACATCGCGCGTCGTCTGCGTCGTGTCGCCGGCCGCCCATGCGTCGACGGGCTCGTCGAACACCTTGCCCTGCCACCATTCTGGATAGACACCAGTCAGATGGCAGGTCGTCTCGTAGGCTCCGACACCCCAGGTCTTGCCAACACGGTTTGCGGCGATCATGCCGCGTTCCCACTCCGAAGCGCCGGCCGCGAAGAACTCCATGTGCCGAGGGTAAAGCTCGCGCCGAAGCGGCCCGCCCTCGGGATACATGGCAAAGAACTTGCGGCGCTGTTTACGCCGCTCCTTCTCCGCCAAGAGCCCCAGCAGCTCCCGCTTTTCCGAGGAGCTTAGCGAGGCGAGCGTCAAGCTGTGCATCACTCATGCTCACGTTCATATCGCCATCGAGTTGCAGGCGATCACCGTAGACCTTGGGCTTCAGCTTGCCTGCCGCCCACTTGCGGGCGTCGATGCGGACGCGGGCCTTGTTCGGGTCTTGCTCAGTGTCGGCAATGTCAGCAATTTCATCGGCGTAGTAGTCCGCCTGAGCCTCGCGTGCGCGCGTGTAGTTGTCACTGAAACTCGCATCGTTCATCAGCCACTGGTACACCGTCTGACGGCTCGGCATTCCCTGTTCCGTTTCAAGGATTTTCTTGAGCGAGCGCCCTGACGCGAGACCGATGCAGATCACTTCCTGCACCTTGGCCTTCTTCTCGTCGGTCCAGATGATTTCAGGCACTGGCCTCGCCTCTCCGCGCCGCCTTCAGCATGTCCGCCACGGTCTTCCAAGAGAATGACTGCTCGACCAGCACGTCAGTCGTTTTTCCTGCGTCGTTGATGATTGTTGCCACAACAGCCTGCCCGGCTGGCCTTGCCGTTGCATGTAACCCAAGTTCCGCCGCCCATTCAACTACATGCACACAGAGTAAGGCCACGCGATCCGGATCGCCATTCTCATCTAAGGGCACACGCCCCCTATGCTTCCACCCGATGACTTCAGCGTCGGCCTGCGGAGGCCCGCCGTAGATGGCGTCCATCAAGTTACGCAGTTCCTGCCTGCCGAAGTGCCAACAGCCGCCATCCGATTTGGCCCCGCCGTTCCGGTCGGCCAGCATGGCCTCAATCAGCGCTGCGGCCTCATGCCTCTTGAGCACTGGTCTTTCCCTTCCATGCGGCCTGCATCGTCTGGTGGATGAGAGAGAACGGAGCGCCGTCTGTGACAGCGACTTCATTGTGCTCCCCTTGACGGCTGCGGAACGTCGCCGTGATGGTCTGACCGTCGATTGCGGTCCTCACCGGGTTGTCCCCGTCCCTGTTGATCTGCAGCTCGCGGGCGGACTGGTGGATCAGGTGCTCGGTCTCGTTCATGGCGTGGCCTTGTAAACCTCGATCAGGCGATCCGCCGTCTCCTTGCCGAAGGCCCATGTTGCGATCTTGCGGTTGATCTTGATGTCGCAGGCTTCGCACACTGGCGTCCACATGGAGGTAGCGCAGATGCGCCACTGCGCTTGTGACGGCTTCCCACACTTGACGCATGGGACGCGAGATATGCCGCGCGTGGTGTAAGGCTTGCGGCGCCCTGTCAATGCAGGGTCTCCGATGTGAGACGATCAGCGAGGCGACGCTCCATGGCGTCCCTAAGCATGTCCGTGACGATGACGCAGGAGGCGTGGATGTCGATGCACTCGGCGTCGAGAAGATCGGCCAGAGCCTCGATGTGATCCGGCACGTCGGCGTCTGCGGTCATTTTGCTGCCGCTGTCCTCGTTCATGGTGGATTCAGTCGCGTGGTGGCAGTATCGCGTCAGTGAGTGGCGTACTGCTGTAAGGCGTTCAACGGAGCCTCGCTTGTGGTGCGTAGGGGCTCCGTCATTCCCAACTACCCGATATTTTGAGGTAGTTCGCGCACTCCGGGATTTTCGCAGTCAGAGGGCTCCTGAGAGCGTGATCTCTGCTGCCGGGCTGGGTCTTTCGCGGGCGTAATCACAAGCACCGCTACCCGTGGCCGTCTCCCTTACTCGTGGGACCGAGCGAATCATCCGTGATTTGCGGTGTAGCGTCAAGGGTTGAGGATCATTTCCTACCCTTCCGCTCAACTCGCTTTACGCTTGCGGCAACCGACTCCCTGACAAACTGAGAGCGATTAACCCCGAGCTTCGCTGCCGCTTCGTCGATCTTGGCCATTAGCTCAGGCTCAAACCGGATGGCAACGATATTGCGCCTCTGATCGTCAGGAATGGCCGGGCGACCGCGCTTGCGTGCCATGTCCAGCGCCTCGTTGAGACCCGCCGATATTTTGTCGAATGCCTTGGTCATGCCCCACATATTACGTGATACAAAAAAAGTTGCAAGCCCTATTGACCTGCCTGATTAGTTGTAATACGTTAATGCCATCGACGGACTGAGTTGGCCCCCACAAGAACGCAGTGACCCGCAATACCCCGCAGAGCGACAGGATCGCCAGAAGGGAAACGGGAAGCCGGAGACGAGGGGACATCCAAACAGCCGGAGCAAGGCGAAACCCGCCAAGTGCGAAGCTATGCACGGCGGGTCCAACCGGGGCGGCTCCCGGTTGCTGATGATGCCAGCCGAACCCGGCGCCTCGCGGAACCTCAGGGGCGGAGAAACGACCATGACGAACCATCCGAACCGCGCTCGCACCTACTGGTACGCCTCTCCAAGGGGCTTTGCCAACGAGTACACCATCGGCATCGCTACCACCCAAGGGGCTGCCAAGAGCTACGAGGCTGAAGGCTTCGTACGGATCGACCGTGACCGAGCCCTGCGGGAACTTGTTTACCGCGGGGATGCGGCCACGAAGGCTTATGTCGGAGTGAGCGTCGACGGCGAGGACCGTTACGACCGCTTCGATGTGGCCCGCGCCATCCGAACCGGCCAGACCATTCGTCCATTCTGACGCATCGTGTGGGGTTTTTGTTGGCAACAACGAAAACCTCCCGCCGTGCGCCATGCACGAGTGAGTAAGCGGCCCGCCCCGGTGTTGGAAGCGGGCATTCATAGGAGACACAGAATGGAGTTACCCCAGACAGCAATCATCCTGCTGGTCGTGCCAATAGTTGCAGCGCTCTACATCATTGGCATTCGGCGTATGGTCAACGGCCACTGGCACATCCGTTACCGTTGCAACAACTGCGGGGCGACACAGAAGTTAGTCATCCCAGGTGATCCATGCGGCTCTTGTGGAGAGCGAACGTCATGGACGGAATGTACCGCGAAGGCCACCCTGACGGGGTGGAAGTTCAAAGGCTGAAGCGGCCCGCCCCAGTGCTACCAACACTGGAAGCGGGCCTTGATCCAACCCCTGAGCTAACCAGGAGAAAGACCCATGCAACCTAATACCACCACAGGACGCCTGCTCGCAATCACTGCTGGCGTCGCGTTCACAGTCGGCGGCCTCGTGATCCTCATGGGCGCCGCGCTGACCGACCATCACCAGTGGACGCAGTACCACGTTCTCACGATCCTCACCGTGTTCGGCACCATAGCGGCCGGGCATCTCGCGACCTCGGCCTGGCGGATCGGGCACGTCCTTGCCGCCATAGGCTTCGTCGTGCTGTTCCTCGCCGGCACCGCCCTCGTGGTCTATCAGAGCGTGGGACGGCAGGCCGAGACCACTGACACGCACAAGATGTCGGTCGAGGCGCGCAACCAACTCATCGCCGACAAGAAGGCTGATCTGGCCGACGCCAAGGACCGCCAGCGGCATGCCCACAAGATGGCCGATCAGGAGATGACCGGCGAGCGCTGCGGGGCCCGCTGCAAGGGCTGGCGGACCAACGCCGCCGACATCGGCAACACCATCGCCTCCATTGAGATGGAAATTGCCGAGCTTGGCCCGCAGAAGCCGGTGGAGGCCAAGTCGGCCAAGATGGCGGAGGTCGCTGCCCTGTTTGGCTTCGACCGCGCCAAGAGCCAAGCTGCCCTGATGCTGATCGAGCCGTTCTTGTGGACCCTCTTTTTTGAGATCGGCAGCATCGTGTCGCTCGGTTTCGCGTTCCGACACAGTGTTTCGACAGTTTCCGCGCCTCAGGACACGGTTTCCGCCTCGGATTATACCACGGTGCCGACAGTTTCCGACCGCGAACTTGAGGAACTGCGGAGGATTCTTCGAGGCCGCTCGCAGCTCACCAACGACGAAGTGGCTGCACTGATGCGCGTGACCAAGAGCGAGGCGAGCAAGCGCGTTGCGAAAGCTGTTGCCGCAGGGTTCGTTACCAAACACCGTGTTGGCAGGGAGGTGGCGATATCGCTGCACTGAACACCACTGGAAACAGATCGGCCCGCAGGGGAAACCCTACGGGCCTTTTTCACCGCCTGCTATCACAGCGTTTACTTTAGTGACTCCTTCAGCGCCTTCTGGTCTATCGGCCACGATAGTACCGTCTCAGCGTCGTGTAAAATCCACTCGCCAGGGTCAACTCCGCGTTCGTACCCGGAACCTCGGACTATGCTAACGTGTCCTCCAGGATAGTACCCCTCGTCAAACCTTGGTCTAACCAGATGACTCATGCGCAGTGCGCGCTCGATGTCCTTTTCGCTGCCAACGCCAACGGTTGACGGACCTGCAAGCCATTCCCCATGATCAAGGAACTCGCCTTCTTCTGGCTTGTCCTGATACCACTGCCGGCTTGGAGGGGTTGGCTTGCCTACCTCTAAAGGCTCCTTCGTAACCCTTAGTCCATAGACGTTTTCCTCGTCAGAAAGGTACTTTAGAAGTGCAGCGCGCACTTGATCCGCCAAGCCACCGCCACCCATGCCCAACGCTCCAGAAGGTTTCAACGGCGCTCCCATATAGCCGCCAAGCGTTAGCATACCAGCGAAGTTCATGCCTTCGTCAAGCATCTGGCCTTCTGGAATCTGACCTGAATACGCGCGGCCGGGTGCTGTCGCAGCGCGCTTGATTGCACCGAACAGGCCGCTGTCCGTATCGAACTCGGCGCGGTTGACGTACTCGGTTAGAGGCAGCACGTTGCCGCGCGCAATCGGCGTATTAAGCACGTCGGCCGTCGTCATGTCGAACAGCCCGCCACCCAGCTTCATCGGCTGGTCAAAAAGAGAGTTGCCTCGCGCGCCGTACAAAGCATTGACCGTGCGGTTCTTCCATCCGTCCATGCCGATGCCTCCGATCTCATGAAATGTACCATATATTGCGGCCCGCAGCAAAAGTGCTGCGGGCCTTTTTCTTGCCCGACGCCGGGCCATCACGCTCTAGCTAGACGGAGGATGGAGGTGCAGGGTGTCGAACGGGACACTGACCGCGCCGCCGATGGACTGCCCGTCGAGACGCACGATGGCCTTGGTGCCGGTGGTGCGCATGACCTGCCCGGAACATGGCGCCCCGAGAATATCGAAGGTCACGCGATCCCCCTTGCGAACAACCTTCTTCACCGGAACCTTGTCGTCGTCCGGCGTAGCGCGCATCCGGTCCATGGACGCCCCGTCGAGCGTGCCGATGGCGCGGAACACGATCGGCTTGCCTGCCTCGGCGTTGACCTCGCTCGGAACAATGCCCGCGTTAGTCGGGACCATGACGTAGCCCGGAGCGACGCGACGCATGCGCTCGACGAGCTCGCCGCCCTTCAACCGCCGCTCGGTGTAGGACGGGGCCTCAGCGGTGACACCGTGGCGCTGGTAGATGCGGCGAGCCGTCTCCGTCGAAAGCGTGAGAACCTGATGCACATTGTACTGCTGCATGCTGTGTCTCCAGAGTGTGGATGATCTGACGCAACACGCTGTTGGGGACCGGGGTGAGCCTCGCGCCTCCTGATCTGGAGACGGCGAGGCGACGCTTGAGGTCGTCGGTGAGCATCAGTTGAGCTTGACCGAGAGCGAGGCCCGAACCGTGGTCAGGCCATCGTCGAGGCCGTCTTCGAAATAGTGGAGCAGACCGACGCCAGCGACGAGGTTGGTGCTCGGGATCGCATAATCGACGCCGCCGCCGATCACCCACAGGCGCACGGTATCGTTGAGGCTGGCAGTGGTCTCAGCTTCGAGGTCGACTTCCTTGCCGCTGAACTTGGCCCACGCGACGCCGGCCGTGGCATACGGCATCACGCCGCCGATGACGTAGCCGATGCGCCCACGGGCGGAGACGATCCAGTCGTTGCCGATCTTGACGGCGTACTCGTCGTCCGCAGCCTTGAAGTTGGCACCGGAAAGAGACCCGTCCAGCTCGATGCCGGCAATGAACCCGTTGCCGAGCGCCGTGTTGAAACCGACCTGACCACCGCCGCTCCAGCCAGAGAAGTCATCCTCGTCGGTAAGCTGGGAATAGCCGGCATGGACACCGATGTAGGCGCCGGAGAACGGGTTCCTCTCGACCTCGATGACAGGAGCAGGAGCGGCAGGAGCCGTGGTCGGCTTGAGCAGATCGGCTGCGTTGGCCGCAGTAGCGGTGAGCGCGAGCGCGACCGCGAGAGCATACTTCTTCATGACATTCCCTCGTTGGGTTATGGGCTTCTACGCTTCACGCTGATCTTCTTCGATGTCCGCTAAGCGATCTGCTTCGACACGCTCAACTTCTTCGTGTTCGGCACCAGCTTCCCGTTCTTGTCGAGACGGAAGCCTTGTATCTTCGTCCCCGCAATCTTCACCACTCCAACGCCTCCCCCTGTTGCGCCGGAGCGCGTCGTCGAGAGCCGCGTTCTGCTTCAGGATGCAGAGACGGCCGTAACGGCTCTGGTTCCAGGTCATGCCGTCATGCCTTCGGCTTGCATGATTGCGCGGCCGATAAGTTCCGGGATTTGCGGGACGACGGCGTTTCCAAGCCCCTTAAGTCGGTCCACTCTCCGAACGGAGCCAGTCGACCCGGTTGGGTCCAGCCAAGCCGATCTGCAGCCGCATGTAAGAAGTTGTGACACCACACGCAGAGCGTCTGGATGTTGCTCGGATCGTTGTTCTCTGGCTTCCCGTCGACATGATGGGCATGCAATTGTTCCGTCGAACCACAAGCCTCGCATTGTGACTTGCGATGCGCTCTCGCCCTCCAATGATAGGTTTCCCAGTGGCTTGGGCGGACCCTCGTACTCGCACACTTGATCGAGCAGTATTTCCGCCGCTTGAAGACCCCTAAATCCTCGAGCCGACCATTGAACCTCTTGCGCTCTATCCGACAACTGCAGCGCTCGCAGGATTTCTCCGGCGCCGCCTTCAAAGGCATCGGCATCTTCTATTCGACCTCCGTCCACCCAAGAGGAAAGCCTTGCAACCACTCGACCCACGTCGGGTTCAGAGCCCCACCAGCAGCCGTTTGGAGATTTTCTCCACCCTGCTTGTTTGGAGATTGCCTTGCCCCTGTCGAGCAATTTGCGTGAGGCGTCGGCCACATATGGACTGCTCGTCCGAGCAGTCCATTCACAGGCACGTTCGCGCACGCTGTTGCCGTGCCGTCCTTCCAGTCTCTCGCTGTCGGCGTTGGAAGTAGGAAGTTGCGCGGCTCCCGGCCGCCGCTTCGCAGCGCTATCGCCTTTGTGTTGCTGGCTTCCGGAGTAGGCAACAATCCAAACTCTGTCGCGCCTGTGAGGGGCGCCAACGGCGGAAGCTGGAACACAGTCCCATGTCGCATCATACCCGATCGCGGCCAGGTCTCCGAGAACGGTTCCCATCCCGAGATTAAGCAGGCCTGGGACGTTTTCCACGATGACGAAGCGCGGTCGTAGCTCGCCAATGAGACGGGCATACTCTCGCCAGAGACCAGAGCGCGCACCTTCAAGGCCAGCCCGTTTTCCAGCGAAGCTAACGTCCTGGCACGGGAACCCGCCGCAGATGACATCAACGGCAATTCCATCGGCAGCAAGTCTGTCTGCTGTGAGGGTTCGCACATCGTCGTAGCAAGGGACGTTCGGCCAGTGCTTGGCGAGCACGCGGCGCGGGTAGTCTTCAATCTCGCAGAAGGCGACGGTTTCGAACCCGCCTGATCGCTCAAGTCCAAGGCTGAAGCCTCCTATGCCGCTGAAAAGATCGAGAACGCGGAGCTTACGCATCACATCACCTCACCCATCGTATCGACGGCTGGCAGAACCTCTGCCGTCTCGCAATAAGCTGCGGCGACCAGATGCGTGGTGCCGAACTCGTCGGTGATCTCGACGGGCGCAATCTCAGTCGCGCGCGTCATCGCCTCGCAGACCTCCATGGAGTCCGCTTTAACCTCGATGCTGCCGCCATCAGCGAGAAGCATCACCAGAACGAGGATGGTGGTGAGTTCGCTCATTCTGCGGCCTCCCAGAACAGCGATGCTGATGGTGCCACCGGGTTTCGCGCCATCTCGGCAAACTTCGGATCGATCTCTATTCCTATGCACTTGCGGCCCAACTGAATCGCCGCGCGCGCCGTCGTTCCTGATCCAATGAATGGGTCGCTTCCGGCTTTTGTGTCGGGTGATCAGCCTCGCCGTGGCAGCTCCGATAGAACATGACCGAGCGCATCAGGCGAGGGCCACCATCTTCGCTTCGATAATGCCACCCGTCGATCTCACCCCACTGCGGAGGGCGCTTCTTTCGGCGAACAACCCGCGCGCGTGCATCGTTCGTAAACAGTGGCTTCTTGTAGACGCCAGACCACTGCGCATCGTCGCGGTAAAACTGCACGGCTATCTCGTGGACGCGCCTAAACCGATCAGCAAAGCTGTTTGAGCCGTTGTGCTTCTCCCACACGACGTCCTGCGAAATCCGCCAGCCGGTCAAGTCGGACCCCATGTGAGAGCGCAGCGATCCGAACACCCACATTGATCCAGTCCGCTTCAGGACTCGGCGACACTCTCTCATCCAACCGTCCGGCACCTTGTCCCACTCGAGCGACGTCTCGCCGTAGGGAGGGTCGGTCACAATGCAATCGACGCTCTCGTCCGCCAGCAAGGCGAGCCCCACCATCACGTCGACATTGATGATGCGAACGCTCATTCGGCGGCCTCCCGCATCTGCACGAGGCCCTTGCGCACTCTCAGCCCGACCTCGTCGCGAAACATGTCGATCTGCGCTTCGTCCTCGAACCGCTTCGACAGCTTGTCGCTCGGCATGGTCAGCTCCTTGGCCACCTTGCGCAGCGCCTTCACGTCGATGTCAGCGTCTTTCGCGGCCTCGATGATGGCCGCTGCCTCGGCCTTGCAGTCCTCCATGCGGAGATACACGTCCGACAGTTGCTCGGCGTAGTCGCGAATGGTGCTCATGCCGAAGGCCCTTTCTTTTCGATCATCGAACATCCAGCATTGGGCGACAGGAAGCGGTTGTAGTTCCGCGCGTCCTTGCACTTGCAGAGCACGGATTTGGTTCCAGTAGCCTCACCAACGACAGTGGCGTGAACGCAATCCATGCAGGTCGATCGTCTTTTGGTTGTCATTCGTCACCCCCGCGCACTTGGCTCAAGCGGCTGTCGTCCGGAAGAAAGTGCGCAACCTTGTGCCGCGTCCACATCGACCGCTCATTGTCCGTCGCAACTTTGAGCGCCCTAGCAAACTCGGGCGTGCCCGCGCGAAAGAACGGAATCTTCGTCTTCGGCGCTGACTTTGGGTAACGCCGCTCCGGGTTGGCCTTCGGCCACCATCCTTTGCGCCACAGAGACGACCATTCCGCGCGGGTCTTGTATTCGCCTGCATGGAACTTCTCGAACCGCTCGATCTGCTCGGCAACGAAGTCGTCCCAGCTTGGAACCTGCGACTTGCTCGTACGCAAGTCCCCATCAAGCCACTCGCCTCTGTCTTCGATCTCGCCACAACAGTCTTGCGCTGCGGCTGACTCACTCCGCATCCATGGAGGGCACTTTTCCAGAGCCCACTTGCGATCAATGTCGCTCACGATCGGCGGTATGGTGCTCATGGCATAACCTCAATCAGAGCTTGGCAGAGGCGGCCGTAGGCGTTGCCACGCCCCCACAGGGCGTCACGCAACTCCTGCTCGGTCATGGCAGGAACCTGGTCCTTTAGTTTGTTGACGCACAGCGTCGTGAAGTAGGCGGGTCGGTTCCGCGCCTTGTTGCGGTTGACAGCTTCGATCAGTTCATCGACTGGCAGCCCAAGCCCCTCGGCTGTATGCCTGAGCTTGTCGATCTGGTCCGTCTTTCCTCCAAATCTTCCATTCCAAAATTCATAAACTCCTTGTTCCTCCTTTTTCGCGCGCGGAGCTGAAGAAAGATGAACTATGGATTCTGTTTCTGATTCTGATTCTGATTCTGGGGGCGTTGCTGCAACGTTGCATTCCCGTTGCTGCAACGTTGCATTTGATTTCTCACGGAATTTCCTCGATCTCTCGGTGCTGCTGTCTGACCTGAACTGACGCTTGGCCCATCCGTGCATCGACAACTTGCGCACTCCATCGAGCATCGCGACATCGACCAATTCGGCCTCGATCAGATCGCAAATTGCCTGCTCCGCTTCCGGCGCCGTCATGCGGAGGTGAACCGCAATGTCGCGCATGGACGGGAGCACGCCATCGTCGTCTGCGATGAGAAGCAGGTTGTGCCAAGCGCGGTGGACACGATCCGACAAGCTGACGATCTTCGGATCGTGCAGCGACTCTCTGTAGAGCCTGATCCAGGGGTTGCTCATTTGGCGCCCCCGTTTCTCTTGCAATAGGCTTCGTGTTGCATTATTGTTCACTCACTTCTTGTTTGCGGCTTGAAGGTGAGATCGAACGCCCGGAGGGTTTGCCGCCTCCGGGCGTTTTCTTGTGTCAGGCGAGCCCTGCGAGCTGGCCAACGGTCATGCGGCGGGTTTCGAAGCGCAGCGGAGCCACGTTGCTCGCTGCGGCTTCGTAGACGACCTCAGATGCGGTCTGGACGGGCGTTTCGATCACCAGCTTGCGATTGCGCCCGGCGAGGAAGAAGCCGACCGGAGCCATGATCATGAACGCCAGAGAGCCGCCGCCAGCGATGAAGATGCTGGTGAAGCTCGCCGTCACTTGGTCCGGGTTGATCGCCTTGTCTGCGTCAGCCCCGGTCATGGCCAGCCAGAGCTGAGCGGCGACGTTGTTCTGGTTCACGACGGCCGACGACTTGAAGTCGGTCTTTGCGGCGGCTTCCCTGTAGCTGTCGATCAGGCGCTGCGTTGCTGCGATCTGCTGCTGCAGGTTGGTGGCGCGCTCAGCAGTGGCGATGCGCTCTTCGAGAGCCGCCTTCTCCTTCATCAGAGCGAGACACTTCGACTTGCAGCCGCCGCGCTTGCCTTCCAGTTCGATTGCCTTGTCGGCGCTGGCAAGCTGAGCCTTGAGGCCGTCCGGGTTGACGGTCGCAGCCCACGGCGCCTGCTTCGTCAGCTCGGCAAGCTGCTCGGTCCACAAAGCGACGTTGCGCTTGTTGTCGGCGACCTTCTCGCGGGCATCGTCGTAGCGGACGTTCTGCACGCCGGTCTGCTGCATGTCCCCAAGGCGGACGCCAGCGCCGTATCCGAGATGGCTGTAGAACGCCACCATGCCGAGCGGCACGCAAAGGGCCGCCATCACGGCGCCGGAGGCGATGCGCCTGGCCTCGATCTCGCTGTAGGCGGCATCGGGGAGCAGAGCGAAGAAGATCGCCACCAGGGCGAAGCCGAGACCATGGAGGGTCGTGAGACTGACGCCGTACTGATAGGAGATTGCCGCGTCGACGATCAGGGCGACGATGCCAAGGGACAGCCAGAAGCGGCCCGGGCCAGTGTAGGCGGCGAAGATGTTGCGCACAGCGCGTCGCATGGTGTCCTCCGTTGCTGGGATGGGTCGTGGAACGCAACGCGAGAACTGAACTGGTGCCGGGGATGACGCGCCCCGGCCCGCGCGGAAGTGACGTGGTGGTCCGAGCGATTTGACCCCCGCTATGTGTGTCCCCGACGTGTGCTCTCGGGCATCGCTCGTCTCTAGTCAGTCAGACGCCACCACTCGCCTGCTTGAGGAGAGCACACGGGGTAAGCGGAACGGCACGCCGGGCAGACGAGAGGGCATCCCGAGGCGCGTAACCTCGGGCTCGACTCCCCGGCGAGCGGTGCCGCCGTTACATGACGCTGGGAATACTAGGCCGACGCGGCCACGTGCCGATCGTCATTGCCGGCCAAAGGGGGCCGACGCAAAGCCTCATTGGCATGGTATATCACGGATTCGGTGACACCCGGAGCCAGCCGCATGATGATGCGCCAGTGCGTGTCCGGTATACCATGGCGGCTCCACCTGTAGACGGCCCACACGGTCATGTCCGTGCCGTCGTCGGCCATAGCCGCGACGATAGCCCGAGCGCCGCCAGCAGCGCGGATGATCTCAGAGATGGTCATGGGCGCATCGTAGCATTTTTAATCCCACACGCAAGAGGCACGCGGGGCGGGTGTGCCCTATCAACAACAATCTCAGAATTTGGACGAAAACTACGATTTGCTATTGACGACGACTCATGAATGGATTTTAACTGCTAACCATCAGCGGCGCGCTGGTCCACTCCCAACCGGGCCTTCTCCTCCCGGCGGACCTGCCTCTCAGAACCCCGAGAGGTCCACGCGGCAAGGGCGCGCTGCTGATGCGGATTTTGAACGAGCGATGTAGGACAATCGCAATGGAAATCGGAAGCTACGTGATCGTTAGGTCGAGTCAGTCTGGATGCTGGGCGGGCACGCTCGCAAGCATCAGCAATGACCAAGTTACTCTGACGGACGCGCGTCGATTGTGGCGCTGGTGGGCGGCCAAGGGAGTGAGCCTCAGCGGCGTTGCTGCGGCTGGTCTGCACCCTGACAGGGCTGCTGAGTGTCGTATCGCTGCGCCCGTTACCAAGGCCCTGATCCTCGGCGTTTGCGAAGTTCTCGCTGCAAGCGCCTCGGCGCGCGCGTCCATCATCGGCGCCGAGGCGCTTGCGTCATGAGCAGTAAGGACGGCTCCGGCGACGGCTCCGGCGACGGCTCCGGCTCCGGCTACGGCTCCGGCTCCGGCTACGGCTACGGCTACGGCGACGGCTACGGCTCCGGCGACGGCTCCGGCGACGGCTACGGCTACGGCGACGGCTCCGGCTCCGGCTACGGCTCCGGCTACGGCTACGGCTACGGCTCCGGCTACGGCTAACAACCATACAGAACGCTGCTGCCAAAAAGCGGGGGCTCTCCATACGGGGGTGTCGTCAGGCAGCAGAGAGGGGCGGGACGGGGCTAACAACCCCGTCCCGTTGATCCCCGGAACCTCAGAGAGGCAGACTAATGCAGATCGAATGGACGGACAAAAACGGTGTCCACGTCGGGCGGATCGGCAAGCGCATGGTGGCGCGCGTCGCTAGTGACGGAAGCTCTTACCACTGGTCGGCGTATTGCACCGGCCTTTGGGCCGACGACTACGGCAGCAGCGTCACGCTAGAGGGCGCCAAGGCGTTCGCCACCAAATCGGTCGAGCAGATCATGACTGCGGAGGCCGTGTGATGCAGATCGAGTTCGAAGACCTCCCGCTCAAGCTCGGCAACGCGGAGATCGGCCTGTTCTACGGCGTCGCGACGTTCGCGCTCGACGAGGACGGCAACGCCTATCTGGAGCAAGTCGAGTGGCAGCCGAACAATCGCGGCAACATGGGCCACACCACAATCCGGCGCTCTGGCCGCAAGGCCGCGACGTTCGAGACCATCCTTCTTGAGCAGGTCGAGAAGTCGTTGTGGCAGCGCTACCAGGACGAGCTGATGCGCTACGAGGACCTGCAGCACGAGAGACTGTGATGCTTGAAATTGTGGTCAGCATCGCCATCGCGTGTGTGTTCTTTTTTGTAGGGCTCTGGATCGTGGAGAAGTTGTTCCGATGACCATTCTCGGCACCATCATTCTAGCGCTCATCGTGGCCCTCATCTGGGCGATGAAGCGCGGCCTCGAACACGAAGCCAGAAACGATCTGAGGCACTGGCACCGGCACAAGGAGTGAGCGTTGAGCGCGTGGATTGATGTTGCGGCGACCGTGTTTGTCTTGGTCGTGATAGTTGCGGGTGCGATGATTTTGGCGACGGCGTAGAAGGGCAAATACAATGGAAACCGTCAAGAATGCTGCGGAAACTCTCCCCCGTGCTTCGGATACTGTCGTGGCTCATGCTGGCACATCTGCCGTGGCTCGCGTTGGCGCTGAGCATGGCGCTGTCGCGGTGAGCGAAGGTGCGGCCATCATCCAGATGATCGAGCGTGCTGCTCGTGATCCGTCCGTTGATCTCGACAAGATGGAGCGCCTGTTCGCGATGCACGAGCGTGTGCAGAACCGCCGCGCTGAAGAGCAGTTCAACGCTGCCATGGCTGCAGCGCAAGCCGAGATCGCCCCGGTATCGCGCAACAAGAAGAACGAACATTCAGGCGCCAAGTATGCCGATCTGTTCGCCATTGCCGACAAGGCATTGCCGATCGCACATCAGCACGGCTTTGGCCTGTCGTTTTCAGAGTTCAAGTCCGAACAGCCCAACTGCCTCGGCGTGGCCTGCAAGGTGTCCCACGCTGGTGGGCACTCAGAGCGCTACGAGTTCAATGTGCCTCTGGATCGGGCGGGATCGCAAGGCAAGGTCAACAAGACCGAGACGCAAGCCTATGGCTCGACGTTCACGTATGGACGCCGGTACGCGACGTGCGGCGTATTCAACATTGCCATCACGGACGACGACGGAGGGTCGAAGTCGGCTGTCGACGACAGGGACACAGCGCTCGCCGCGCTTCGCGTTCTGGTGAGCAAGGCCGGCGCCGACGAAGGCAAGATTTGCAGCCACTTTTCCGTCGAGAGCTTCGACGACCTCACCGCCCGCCAGATCAGCGAAGCGAGCGCCGGACTGTCCGCGCGCATTCGGAAGGCCAAGCCATGATCGAGCAAGGCACGCCGGAATGGCATGCGCTCCGCGTCGGCAAGGTCACGGCCAGCCGGGTTGCCGATGTAGCGCGCAAGCTCAAGGGCGGTGGCATCAGCAAGGACCGTGACCGTTACATGGGAGAACTCATCGCGGAGCGCATGACGGGCGCTCCGTCCAAGCGGTTCGTGAATGCGGACATGGAATGGGGGACGCTCAACGAGGACGCCGCGCGCGTGGCGTACAGCATGTTTGCTGACGCCACGATCGAGCAGGTCGCCTTCGTCATCCATCCGGTCATCGCTCAGAGCGGCGCGTCACCTGACGGTCTCATCGGGGAGGACGGGCTTGTCGAGATCAAGTGCCCGGCGACACACACCCACATCGCCACGCTTCTCGGCGCTCCGATCGATCCCGACTACGCGACGCAGATGCTTTGGCAGATGGCGTGCACCGGACGGGGCTGGTGCGACTTCGTGTCGTTCGATCCGAGGATGCCGCCAGACATGCAATTGCACGTGGTCCGCTTCGAGCGGGACGACGTGCGGATCGCTCAGCTAGAGGCTGAGGTGCGCAAGTTTCTTGCCGAGCTTGACGAGACGGAAGCGGCGCTGCTGAGGCGCTACAGGGAGGCCGCATGATGCACATCTCCGACATTTCAAAGGTGAACGACCTCATCAAAAGGCGCGAAAAGTTCATGCGCCTTGCTGAGTTGGCTGACATAGCAGAATACATAGAAGTGTCTGTAGATGGTGGCGCGGAGCGCTCCGCCGAATTGATGGTCAGCGACGTTGGCTCGGACCACGCCGACACCCAACTTTTCTTGTCCGTTCAAACGGCTGTGCAAGGCGTTCTCGCCGAAGAGATCGAGAAGATTAACGGTCGTCTCAGGGTGCTCGGAGTTGAGCCATGACAACCGAGCCCGACCTTTTCGACAAGCTGCAAGAGATCAAGGAGCGCGTCGAGAAGGCGCGCAAGCGCGAAGCCAAGATCGCCGAAGAACTCGACCACGCGATCCTGCTCGTCGAGGCGCTCCAGCTCTTGCGGGTCGGTTCGTTCCACCCGGCGCGGCACGGCGATGTGCAGGCGTGCAAGGAGCGCATCAGGCGTAGACTTGGAGTCATAGCAGCATGAGCGTCACACCCATGCGTAGTCGTCCGCACGGCGCCGAGGAAGCAGACCGAGCCGCGGAGTTTCTTGCTCACTCTGCCAAGGAGCTTGGCGAGGCCGTGGCCCGCCAGACGAAGGCTGAGAAGATGCTGGGGCACATCGAGGCGTTGGAGTTCGTGGCCAGCGACGAGCGCAGCGCCGAAGCCCGCAAAGCTGCGGCACGAGCTTCCCAGCGCTATCTAGACGCCATCAACGAGCTTGCCGAGGCGACGTGCGAGGTTCGCAAGCTCTACGGCCTCAGGGAAGGCGCACAGGCCCGCATCGACGTGTGGCGCACCGAGAGCGCGACCAACAGAGGAAACCGGCTATGAGCCTCCGCAGCATCCTTGATCGGGCCGAGAAGACAAGACCGAACGTCGAGCCGATGCGGACGTTCGATGCTCTGGCCGATGCCGTCAGAAAGGCTGAACGCTACCGCGTTGTCGCGGAAGCGGAGGAAGCGAAGTGCATGGAAGCTCTCGACCACGCCACCAAGGACCGCGAGGAAGCGGAGCGGCTGTGGCACGAGGCGAAGGAATTGTTCGCACAACAGGCGAGAGACGTTCTCGGGATCAAGATGGGAGTCGAGTGATGCTTGAAGAAGTCGTGTCAGTGCAGTGGAGCGGGGACGTAGAGAGCCCGGCAAAGATCAAGAGCACGCGGCGCCCGGCGTGGCGCAAGCAGTTCTTGAGCGGCGAGCAACGGTTCATGCACGGCGGGACCGCCGAAGTGGTGCATTTCATCGCCTCGTGGTCGGACCCGTTGCAGCAGTGGCTTTTGAAGCGGAGGCACGATTGAGCGCCTTTCACCACCACAAGCGCGGCTCGATGTCGGCGCAGCGCGTCGCCCGCATCTTCGCCGCGAACGAAGGTCGGTGCCACATCTGCGGACGCAAGCTCGGTCCAGCAGACGACTACCAGATCGACCACAAGATCGCGCTGTCTCGCGGCGGCACTGACGACGACGACAACTTGGCTCCGGCCTGCGACTGGTGCCACGAGGACAAGACGAGTGACGACATAAGCGAGGCTGCAAAGGGGAAGCGCATCGCTACGAAACATACGGTTCCGAAGCGGTTTCGCCAGAAGAGGGGGTGGAGATGAGCACGGCCCACGACAACGCGCGCGTGATCGACAGGATGGAGCGCGAACACGAACGCTCGGCACAGGTCCGAGCCACAGCGAGGCAGTCCCTCCGCAACAGCGGCAGCGCCACGGATCGCAAGTACCTGACCATGGCAGAGCGCGGCTATGGCGTGCCGCACCTGATCTCTGCCGGGTGTGATCCTGACATTGCCAGACGCATCGTCATCGGGAGGACGGGATGACGGACGCAATCGACAAGGGATATGGGACATTGCACGAGATCGAAGCGCTACGCTCAGCGCTCCAATGTCTTCTGGCGTGGTGCGAGTCTGACGCGCTTGGAGAAGAGAATTGGAGCGAGCGGTGCAAGGCTGGTGATGCAGCCATCGACGCCGCTCGGGCCGCTCTGGCCATACGGGACGGAGAGCCCAATGACTGAGCGCTCCCACATGCTGATCGACATCGCCACGGTCCTTAGCCTTGGCCCTCCGAAGGCAAAGGCCACAGGTTCGAATCCTGTCGGGTGCGCCACGTTAAGCCAATGAAATGTATGACGTTTTCGTTTAACTATGTGTGTTGCACATAGTTTCGACGTGCGGAACATTGCGTGATTCAGTCGCGAACGACTCTGCGACGGTGGGGGCAGAGTGGAGTCAGCCTGTTTACCTACTGTGCGACGGTCCCGACGACAAGACGACGCCAGTCGTCCTCAGCCACAAAGCAGCCCACCCGCCCATCAACAGACACGGTGGTAGCAACGTCCCACAGACCGCGCAACGCAGCCTCAAGCTCGGAGATGCGAGCGTCGCGCTTACAAAGCTCGCACTGCCTTCGAAGCGCCCCGTGTTGGCACTCGATCAGGCGCCGCTGTTCGCGGTCGCGCTCGCGACGCTGATCCTCCACTTCGTCCGCCCATGTACTCATCGGCGTCTCCATTTATGCGTGATCCAGCTTCTTCACCCGAACGCGGCGCCACCCGCGTGTGGCCGGCACCCGCAGTTCTGGTGGTCTCAGTCGAGACCCGCGCCAAAACCGGAGCCTGCGAGGCTTGAGACGCTTGCGCCGTGAACATAGTCCGCGCATCGTCGCCGCTCCTCTAGTTGACGGTCCAAATGCCAGTCGGCGTCAGCCCGTGCCGGCGCGCGATGTCGTAGGCGTGGGCGCTGTCGTAGGCATTGACGCTCCACCTGATGGGCGTTGTCTCCGTGCCGCGCAGGCAGACGAGACAGTACCTGGTCAGGCGTCGGACGTGCCGGCTATCGGTCATTCGACTGTTCCTATTTTTGGACAGCCTTTGCTGCCGCCGCGAAGTCTTCAATTCGCAACGTAACGGCGGCTTCGACGCCAGCCTGGATGGTGTAGAAATCGGCGTTCTTTGGTGACGCACCACCAAGCAGCTTGACGAGGGCGGCGTGGAACACACTGAACGGACGAAGCGCCGCCTCAAGCTCTGCGATGCGCTTGTCCTTTGCATCTTGCCAGCCCATAAGCCACTCGCGCTCCCCGTCGCTATCTCGGTCGTAAGGATTGCGCGTCACCGGAGACAGCCACGCCTCAGCTTGGCCCTTCTCGTATGGCGTCAAATGCCTATCCATCGTCACCGCTCCATTGTTGCTATCGGTCCCGAGAGTTCTTCATGCCGTGGTCCACCGACGATCATGGCATCGTGGGCCCGGACCCATCTCACCCAAACGGACGGCAAGCAGTTTCTCTCCCAGTAACCGCCGTTGGCGGCCTCAACCAAGTATGTGACATTCATCGTCGCAACATGTTGAACGTGCCGCGTTTTGATGCTGGGGTGTTTTGACTGAACGATGTCGCCGGGCGCTGGCTGCAACGCAGCAATGCCTTGACCATCACTCTTCATCGTCACGCTCCTATCGTGTGGCTGCATTTTCAGCCGACCTCACCAACGCTCGCGCGATCATGCCAGCCTCGAACGGCGTCAGTGAAGGTAGGCGCATGGTTCCATTGCACCACAGCTCGACAAACCCGTTTGCGTTAACTCGCGTCGTCACCTCGTGGTCGTTTCCGTTTTCGCTGACGCGGATTGGTTCCGCCATTCGTCACCCTCCGTTATTTGGTCAACACCCACAGCGGCCTCAGCGCCGCCGCTTCGTCGATCAGCGCGTGAGCTTCTGATCGAGCACCGTACTGCGTCAGGGCGATGGCCTCTCGCATCATCTCAAGCTGCCGCCTCAGTAGAAGCACATCTGCCGCAGCTTGAGCGGCTTTGTCATGCGCTCGGGCGAGAGCCCAAAACCCAGCCGCGAGCCAGACCAATCCGCAGAGTGCCCACCAGTGCACGGCATCCATGCCAGCGCTCCGTTTATGTGGCTGCCGCAGCGGCGGCCCTGATCGCGTCATTATGAAACTTGATTGCGTACCTCCGCGACGTGGCCGCTGGGTAGCTTCGATACAAGCACGGCTCTTTCGCTGGTGGCGTCGGCGCGCAGTTGAAGCCGTTACTCGACGTACATCGCGCCGTCGTACTCGTAGACGTCTAGGAACTCGGTCCTCCCGCACTTCGGGCAAGGCAACTTCTTCTGGTCCGTGGCCATCGCCATCGCTCCATAAATGTGTCAGGCCGCGCGCGGCCGATTGTCGTCTTTCATGTCGTCAATCTCAGCGGCGCCGATGGACCACAAGTATCCTTGCACGAAACCGAGCCAGCGCATGGCCTTATCGCGCCGGCCGCCATCCATCAGTGACGGGATCGTGCCGAGCATCCAGCAGACGTGTTCGTCCGGAGCGCCACGTTCGACAGGGCGGCACACGCCACGGCTTGTGAACAGTCTGTTTACCGCAGCGACACACGCGCGCCTCACGTCGTTAGCTTCCATAGTCACCGCTCCATTACGACTTGTGTTTGCACAAGCAGCAGCGCCGTCCCGGTCTGCACCAACTTGTAAAGCAGAGAAACCGCGTCAGCATGGCATCGTCTCCT